CATTTGCTGAAGGTGGTGCTGTAACATCAGGTCAAGCAACTGTAGTTGGAGAACGTGGTAGAGAATTATTTATTCCATCAACAGACGGAACAATAGTTCCAAATCAAGACTTAAATAACAATGCTGGTAATTTGAATTTTACTATTGTGGCAACTGATGTTAAAGGTGTTAAAGAATTATTATTAAACAATAGAGCAACTATCGTGAATATTGTAAACCAAGCATTAAATGCAAGAGGAAAAGCTAGTTTAGTATAATGAGTGGTACATTTCCTTCTTCTCCAACAACAAAAGCAGTAGGCATAACTTCACAACAAAATACTATTGTTTCAACAACTGTATCTGGCAGACGACAAGCAAGACAAATTGATGGACAAAGATTTACATTAAGACTTCAATTTCCACCAATGACCAGATCAGAGTTTGCACCAATAATAGCTTTTATAATGAAACAAAGATCACAATTAGAATCTTTTACTTATGTACCAGCAACAGTTTCAACAACAAGAGGTTCTGCATCTACAACAATATCTGTTAATGGTTCTCATACTGCTGGAGACAACACAATAACAGTAGATGGAATGGGTAACAATTTAACTGGTGTATTGAAAGCTGGAGACTTTGTAAGATTTACAGGTCAAACAAAAGTTTATATGGTTGTAGAAGATTTAAACTCAAATGGTTCTGGTGCAGGAACATTAACTATTGAACCACCAATTAGAAGTGCATTGTCAGATAATACAGTATTAATTTATAATAATGTAGATTTTACAGTTGGACTTACAACAGATATCCAAGAGTTTTCCATTGGTACAGAAAATTATTTTCAATACGAAGTTGATCTTATAGAGGTACTGTAATGACTAGATCATTAAGTGCTTCTTTAATAGCAGAACTAGCTACCAATAAATTAAATCCAGTTGAATTAGTATATCTTGGTGTAAGCACAGGATTTTATTTTACAGATCATTATAAAGACATATCGTTTAACTCTAACACATACACATCTTCATCTTTATTCTTAGGTTCATCAGAAGCATCTGAATCTTCAGAAGTATCAGTAGATAATTTAGTTGTTAAATTTTCTGGTGCTGACCAAACACTAATATCTTTATTTCTTAACAACGACTACATGGATAAAAGAGCATGGGTTTATAGGGGATTCCTAGATAGCGATCAGAATTTAATAGCAGACCCATTTCTTTTATTTGATGGAAGAATTGAGAATATGAATATTGAAGAAGATACAAAGAGTTCTGTTGTAGCTATTTCTATAGCATCTCATTGGGCAGACTTTGATAAAGTCAAAGGAAGAAAAACTAATACAAGTTCTCAAAAATTATATTTCTCAACAGATGTTGGATTTGATTATGCGTCTCAAACATCAAAAGATATTAAATGGGGTAAAGCATGAAAGATATTTATAGAATCGTACATTTATACAGACAGTTTAATAAATATGAAAAAATTACTTATGGTGATTTAATTAAACATTTGCTTCCATCTATTAATTTAGATCAGTACCAAATTCATAGAGTTAATGGAATTGATGTTGGTTTTACTAACTGGGCTTTTTTAAGTGATACTGTTGAGCAAAGATTTAAAATAACTGGCAAACTAAAAGCGAATGAATGGAACTCAGGAAATAACATTTGGGTTATTGATATTGTTGCAAAAAGTAATGTTAGAGAAATTATGAAATGGGTAAAAGAATATTTTAAACCACAATTAGAAGTTAATGAACCTGTTAAATGGGTAAGAATGGGAGATGATTTTTCTATTTATAGAAGATCAGAAAAATACAAAAGGGAGTTTCATATTTAAATGTCAGCAGATCCATTCACACTCGCAGTCATAAAATTAGTTGCGGCAGTAGCAATTAGCTGGATATTAAAACCAGACCCACCAAAAAAAGGTGTTCAACAACAACCAGAAGCACAAGGTGTTTTAGTTAATAAAGCATCTAATAATACAGCTATACCTGTTGTTTATGGAAGAAGGCAAGTTGGTGTGGCAAGAGTTTATGTTGAGAACTCTGGTTCTGATAATACTTATCTTTACATGGCAACAGTTATATCTGAAGGCGGTGGTTATGGTATTGAAGATATAGAAGATATTTATATCAATGATAAAAGAGTTAATTGGGACGGATTATTAACTGATGGAACACAAAGATCAGTTCATAGTTCAGACCCTAATTTTTATAAGAGTGGAAGTTTAATAACTGTTCAATCATTTTACGGAAAAGACGATCAAGTTGCTTCAACTCTTTTAAAAGAAAATACATTATGGACAGATAATCATAAATTATCTGGTGTTGCTTATTTAGCTTTTAAATTTAAATGGAATCAAGATGCTTTTAATTCTTTACCAGAAGTTAAAGTAGTAATTAAAGGTGTTAAAGTTTATGACCCAAGACTAGATTCAACTAAAGGTGGTTCTGGTTCTCATAGACAAGATACAGCATCTACTTGGGCTTATTCTGATAATTCAGCTTTATGTCTTTTAGATTATCTTAGAAACGCAAGATATGGAAAAGGTTTACCAAATTCTGCATTTGAAACTAATTACGATACATTTAAAGGTTCAGCAAATACTTGCGAAACACAAGTTCCACCATACACAAATTCATTAACAGATTCAGTTGGATTATATGGACAGAAATATGAAGATTATTTTAGAGATAGTTTAGATTTCTTTAATGGCATAAAGGAAATTGTAAATAGTACAGTTACCAAAACATATACTGCAATAACAAATTTAAGTTGTGAAAAAAATACATCATTTAGATTTAAAGGTTATTTTAGACCATCTGCAACTGGTACTTATTATTTTAGAACAACATCTAGTGATTCATCTTTAGTATATTTAGGTACTGCTGGACAAAAATTATCTACATTTATTACAACTCTACAAGACGCACCATCATTTACAGATGGAACAATCTCTAGTTATTTAAAAGTTAATAACTCAGGCACACATACAGCACCAGCACCTTATTCTTATCAAGAATTTAGCGAACAGACTGGAGAAATGGTAACATACTATGTTGACCCAGCTGAAACAACAGTAACAAGTTCAGGAATATCTTTAATTGCAAACACAGAATATCCTATTGTTATTTATCATGGTAATGCAGATTCTTATGAAGAAATGTTATTTGAATATTCAACTAACGGAACTACTTGGGTAAGCAATTTATCAACATTATTTAATGATGGTCAAGGAGACAGTATTGATAACATAGATTTATTTACAACTAATATAGTCATAGATACAGAGCAAAAAGTTATTGATAATGTAAGAGAACTTTTAAATCCGATGAGGGCTATATTTACTTACACAGAAGGTAAATATTTTTTAATTATTGAAGATGCCGCTTCTTCTGTAATGACACTTAATAAAGATAACATTATTGGTGGAATTAAAATCTATGGAGAGAAAAAAAATACCAAATACAATAGAGTTGTAGGAACATTTGTTAATCCTGATAAAGAGTGGCAAGAAGATACAGTATCTTTTCCACCAGCTGATGATTCTGGTTTACCAGTTGAGGACAGACATGCAACATTATTATCAGAAGATAACGGAACATTATTAGAAGGTAGTTTTACTTTTGGTGGAATAACAAACCCTTATCAAGCTGAAGAACTTTGTGAAATAGTTTTAAGAAGATCAAGAAATGCCTTATCTGTTGAAGTTCAAGTTACTTCAGAAGCACTTAATTTAAAAATTGGAGATTTAATTGCATTAACTTATGACACTGGTGGTTTCAGTAGTAAATTATTTAGAATATTTGGACTAGTAATTAATACCGATTCAACAGTTAGCTTAAAATTAATAGAACATCAGGACGCATTTTATTCATGGAGTTCAAAAGGAAAAGCACCTATTATTGCAGATACAACAAAACCAAAACCAAATATAGTTCAACCACCAACTGCTATAACTTTATCAGATCAACTTATACAGTATAATGACGGAACAGTAATTGTTGCTTTAGATATTTTAATTGGTGCTTCACCAGATAGTTTTGTTGATTATTACCAAATTGAATACAAATTAGATTCTGCTACTGACTGGATTATATTTGGACAGGGTTCTGGTTTAAATCACAGAATATTAAACGTAATAGATCAAGAAACTTATGATGTAAGAGTTAAAGCTGTAAATGCCATTGGTTCATCATCAGACTATGTAGAAGCAACAAGAACAATAATTGGTGGTACAGCACCACCTAGTGATGTTGAAGATTTTGCTTGTAATATAATTGGTGGAGATGCACATTTATCTTGGACGGCTATTCCTGATTTAGATTTGGGTCATTATCAAATAAGATATTCAACATTAACAACTGGTGCTGAATGGCAAAACTCAGTTTCTTTAGTTGAAAAAGTTTCAAGACCAGCAACAAGTATAACAGTTCCTGCTAGAGTAGGTTCTTATTTAATTAAAGCTGTAGATAAACTTGGCAATTATTCTTCTAATGAAACTATTATATCAACAACAGTTGCGTCAATAGGAAATTATACATCTATAACTTCATTAACAGAATCTCCTTCTTTTACAGGTACTGCTTATAATGTAATTGCTTCTGATGGAACACTAAGATTAGATTCTTCTGAATTATTTGATTCTGCTACAGGAACATTTGATTCATTAACAACAAGATTATTTGATTCTGGTGCAGTAAATTACGATTTATATTCTGAAGGTTATTATGATTTTGCAAACGTAATTGATCTTGGTGCAACATACACAGTTAGAGTTACAGCAAGTTTAACACAAACAGCAGATAATTTAGATGATATTTTTGACAATAGAATAGGAAATTTTGACGATCAATATTCAAACTTTGACGGAGACACACCAGCTAATTGTGATGCACATTTAGAAATAGGAACATCTACTGATAATATAACTTACACAGCATATAGAAATTTTGTTGTTGGAGATTATACTGGTAGATATTTTAGATTTAGAGTTGTTTTAAGATCAAAAGATTTAAGTTCTACACCAGTTATTTCTTATTTATCTGCTTCAGTAGATGCTATTGACAGAATATTTAGTGGAAATGATATAAGTTCTGGTGCTGGTACATATACAGTTTCATTTACAAATGCGTTTTATTCTGCTAACTATGCGATTGGTATTACTGCACAAAGTTTAGGAACTGGAAATTACTACGACATAACAAGTAAAACAATTTCTGGTTTTGGTATAACTTTTAGAAATAGTAGTGGAACTGCAATTAGTAAAACTTTTGATTATATAGTTAAAGGATATTAGATAGATTATGGCACAACACGATTACAATATAGCAAATCAAGGCTTCCCAGCATTTAGAACAGATTTAAACAACGTACTTTCGGCAATCAATACAATAAACTCAGGAACAACAAGACCAACTTCTGCTGTTGCAAATTCTCTTTGGTTAGACACAACAACTTCAACTGCACCTACTTTAAAATATTATGATGGTGCTGATGATATTTCTCTTTGCACACTAAATCATACAGCTAATACAGTTGATTGGTTGGATTCTTCAGTTACAATTACTGGATTATCAACTACTGCTACTGGAACTATTTTAACAATTACAGATACATATTTAAATACAACTCAAACAATTAGAATACCAACTGCAAAATCTATTTCTGATGATTCAGGAAATGAATATATTACTTTTACAAAAACTGCTTCAGCAGTAAATGAAATTACAGTTACAAACAATTCAACTGGAAATAATCCAATTATATCTGCAACAGGTGGAGATACAAATGTTGGATTAACTTTAACTGGTAAAGGAACTGGTTTAATTAAACTTACTTCTGGTGGATATTACCCAGAAGCAACACTTACAGATGGTGCAACTATTACTTGGGACGTATCTGCATCTCCAGTTGCAAAAGTAACTCTTGGTGGAAATAGAACTTTATCTGCACCTACTAATGGTGCTACTGGACAATTCGTATCATTACTTGTTATTCAAGATGGTACTGGTTCAAGAACATTAACTTGGAACGCAGCTTATGAATTTGCTTCAGATACTGCACCTACACTAACAACTACTGCATCTCTTGGTGATCTATTTGTATTTAGATACAATGGAACTAAATGGTTAGAGACTGGTAGAAACTTAAAATTAACTTTATCTTAATATGTACGCACTAGTAATTAATAACGAAATAGTAAAAGTATTTGCAAACCCAGAAGGTTTTACTTTAAACGATAATCAATACTCATCTCAAATATTTACTGCTTGGTCTAAAGAAGAAAAAGAAGCAATAGGTATTTATGAAGTTGAAACAGATTCTTCTAAGTTTAAAGATGAATCTTATTACAATAATACTAATGAAATATTTGAATTTAAAAAAGGTAAAGCAATTAGAAAATGGGGAACTGCAACTGCTAAACAATTAGAAGATGTTAATGCTACTGATGAAGATGGCGAACCAGTAATTCAAGATGGCAAACAAGTAGTTATCAAAGGTTTAAAATCTCAAAAGATTTCTATATCTAAACAACAAACTGCTGGACTATTACAATCAACTGATTGGTATGTAACTAGAAAAGCTGATACTGGAACTGAGATACCACAATCAATTCAAGATTTTAGAACTGAAATAAGAGCAATAAGCAATCAACAAGAAACACAAATTAATGCTTGTACTACTGTGGAACAATTGAAGGCATTGTATGAGTATGTAAATACTGGCACAGAG